TTAAGTTTCAGCCACTTATCAAAGGAACCATATAACTGTTCAATAACTTTCTTTGCTTCGTCAGAAATCATATTCAGTGCTTCTTTATAGGCACGATTAAATGCTTCCTGCTGTGATTCTTTATCAAATTTTCCACTTGATTTTAGTGAATCGACATACACCTGATTTATGTACAAGACTGCATCCATTACATCAGATAAAGCCCCTTCGATAATTTTACTCAAATCCTCATAATTGAGCATTTCTGAAAATTCCATATTTCCTCCTAGCCGACCGCTTCAGGATCGTCAATAATATTTTCTGTTACATTACTTTCAATTTGTTGATACTTAGTATCAAAAATTTTAATTCCAGCAAGTCCCAATAACTCTGTTCCAAAGAACCCATACACACAAGTGGTCAAAGTAGGGCTTAACTCTGTCATTGTATATTTTTGCAATAAAATAGCCGCAACTGTATAGGAAATGATTGTAATTATGGAAAGCAAAACAATTAATTTATTAAATTTGACAGTTAAACAAAACGGAAAATATGATTTTAAAATTTGTTTTTTTAAATTCCTTTCTTTACGCTTCATTTCTGCAATTCTAAGTTTTCTTTCCAATATTTTAATTGTTTCATCATGAGTTTTATATTGTGTAAATATCATGTCATCACCCATATTAAATTATTTAGAATAAACATTTTTGTAAAACTCTGCAAGTTTATTAAAAAGAGTAGAATTCTTTTTAAACTTCCACACTGTAACACCATCTATAATTTTTACAAATGTATATTTAATACCATGCTTTGTAAGATAATTAAACTCATCTACCCAGACACAAGCATATTCATGATCAATCTTTGCTATAATTTTCACCCCATTTCGTAAAAAAATGGGTAAGATATTTCACTAAAAACAGATTAGTTTATATCTTACCCATCAATAATATACACTAATCTGTTTACACTCATTTTATTCATAATATTTACAGTCTCTTTTTTGATTTATTTCAATATATCTGTCCTTATCAGCACAATATTTTTGGCTGATACACAACTGGTTCAGCGCAGCTTCTGTTCCCATACGCTTGCAGAATATCATAGTTTTTCCTGTCTGATGAGATATTTGTTCATAAGAGTTTTTACACATATGATCACCTATAGTTTGATTTCAAAATCAGGTCTTCCAAGTTCACCTTTATATTTTATATTTATCGTATTCTCTGTAAAGGTTTCAATATTTTTGAGCCTTATACCATAATTATCAAACATGATATCTAAAGTTTTAGAATGTTTATTATAAGAGATTACACGACATTCTTTTTCTTTAAATTCATTTTTGAGAGATTGTCGTTTAGACTTTTTTGTAATGTCCTCATTTTCGGATGTTTCTGAAGATTCCGTAAAAATATTTATATCTGGCTTTAATTCATTTTCAATCATTAATTTAATCCCTTCATATAGTGACTTTATATTAAAGACGGATGAAACAGCAGGTATAACATCCGCCTTTAATGTTTATTATTTTACTACTCAACAATAACGTTAATTTCGTCAGAAACACCATTGTATGAGATAGTAATAGTTGCTGTTCCAGATGCCACAGCTGTAACTACACCATCTACGTCAACTGTAGCAGTAGCAGGTGTATCACTGACAAATGTACAATCTGTATTGTCCAGCTCAATAGGAGAGTAGAGTCCACCCTTTAAGCCAATTACAGAAATTGTAGCAGTTGTATTTGTTGACGTATCAATTTTAATCGCATCAGGGGTAGCAGCAATTTCGGTTACTGCAATTGCATTTTCTGTTTCATCGAACTCAGTAATATATGCATATACACTGCCATCGGCACATGTATCACCTTCAACAGCTAATGCCTTGCCTTCCAAAGAAGTAGAAGTAACCCCATCAGGTGTAAATTCAATAGTAAAATTACCATTTAACTGATATGATGGAATTTCAATCTGAACACTTCCCACTTTTCCACGCTTACTATTGTGTTTGTCTGCATCGAGAACTAATCGTCCTACAAATGGAGTAGACTCAGCGTCAATTGTAATGCGTTTCGCATTTCTACTATACTTATAAGTTGCCTTTACAGAATCCTTGTCATCTGTTAAACCAAATTTAGTCATATCAATAGTAGTTCCAGTAGGTTCAACTGTTACAATTGTTCCATTTGATAGCTCGACTGCAACATTTCCTATTGGAGTAGTAGATAATACACCAATTCCCTCTGTTAATGTTACACATTCTCTCAGCTTATACACATCCTTTATGCCTTCTGTAATCTTTGAACCAGATGCCATTGCAATATATTCTAATTTCCAGTCAGCAGCTTCCAGTGTGGCACTTAAAGCTCGTCCATATTTAAATGCATATAGAAGTTTATTACCCTTTCCACCTTTAACCTCTTGTTCTTCCATCGACACTTCCAATGAAGCGTTTAAATTTGTCGTTCCAGTACAGGCAAGAACATCATCCACATAGAATGCGAAATCTGCTGTACTAACTAAAAAATCCTTTTCATTCTTATTGTTTTTCTTGGACATTATATTTCCTCCATTTTATTAAAAAATAAAAAGAACAGACAAAATCTGTTCTTGATCAACCGTTTGCGTTTGCTATTTTCCCTTTTAAAGAATTCTCGTCTGTTTTTAAATCCTTAAATTTATCATCCTCTTCAAGAGATATCATCCAGTGTTTAATTGGTTCTTTAAATGTAACCATTCCGCTACATTCACCTGTTTTAGCAATTGTATATACCTCATGAAGTTGATAGCGTTTGATGTAACGCCAGAATTTCCTGATTGTCATGTTTTTGATATACTCCTCAGTAGTGCTCATGGCTATAATTAAAGAATCAATATAATCTTCAATAGTTGCTTTTACCTCGTCTTTATTAAGATCTTTTTGTGCTTTAAGCAGTCTTTGTTCAGTATCATAATTTAAAAATTCATCAATATCAAAATCAATATCATTTTGAATAATAATGATTCTTCTTAAATCATCAAACACTTCTGGTGTTATAATTTCATTATTAATAGATAAACCCTCTTGAGTTAAACGAACCTCCTGATTCTGGCAACACAGCTGTAATAACTGCATAGTTAAGATTAGATATTGGGACAATCCAGCGATGTCATATTCTTTTTCTAATTCTGTATTTCCTAAAGCAAAAAACAGAAAATTTAAATAATCCATCTTAATTATTTTTTTGCTATGGAATATACTGTTTTTCCTAACAGTAATTGAACATGTTAAAGATTGGAATAGTATTACATCTTTCATGGTGATCGGATATAAGGTGATATGTTCATTGTATTGAAATGGGTCATTGTAGATGAGATAAGAAAGAAGGGTATCTTTACTAATCTTCACAATATTCCTCCAGATCATTTAAGTTAGAGATATTGTATTTGAGACACTTTCCGTAATATTTATTACTGGGTGAATATATGGTACAAAATCCCCTTTGAGCAGGTTCTATATCACTGATTCCTTTTAGTTTCTTATTCCCATTTAAAATTCTGTCTACAATATCACATAATATGTCTATGCGATTACCATAATGTCCCACCTCATAACCCATTTCTTCAACTTCATTAATTGAAGGAGCTGTATCGTCCGTTATTCTGATCAGTGATTTTGATGTGAAAATGCATATATATAAATTAAAATCCGTAAAGATATTCTGTCGGATCATATCTATATCTGTTTCAACGAATACAAATGTTTTTTCGGCAACAGTAGTATCGTCTACAAAATTATGGTCGAAGAGTTGCCCCTGAACTTCATACTTATTCTTGTCAATAATCCAAGTGCCACCAAGTAACATATCCTGTATTTCTAATTGATTATGTGGTGGAGATGGCGGATTCATCAACGTGACAAAATCATTGCTATTTAGGAGAAGATTAATTATCACATTTTTATATCTGGATGCATTATATAAATTTGACATAACCACCTCCGTTATTCAATTATTATTATTTTTGATTCTGCTAAAATCTCGCCTGCGACAATTACTTGTAATAAAAAAGAAGATCCAATTAAATCTTCATTATCTAAAAATATATCAATTTTATTCTCATATGCATTTGTAATAAGTCCTGAATTATTTACTATATTCCATATGAAATTAATATTCTGCCAATCAATAACATTGCCATCTTTGTCTGAAAATGTTACGGTATATGAACGCCTGTATCCATTCTTCAGGTTTGTATTCCCAGAAATCACACACCTTAAATCTGTCGTTTCATTGGGTTCTGATGGAGTGGGTGGAAGAGGAAAAGACGGATCTATGTAATCACAGATTCGTAATTCTTGATTGTCTTTATTTGGATTGAATTCTGTTTTATCAGCAATAAAACTTAATAAAGAACCCGCACCATCAGAATTATATATAACATCATCACTACGAGTAATCTTAAAAACCTTAGTAGGCTTTGTTGGTTTCATATCAATGAATACTCGTTTTCCTTCCAGTTCAAAACCTTCACCACAATATCCAATAAGAATTGTATAGTTGTTAGAACTCAACACGAGCGTACTATTACCTGTCTCACCGACATCGTACTTGCTGGCTGAAACTATGTTTGAATAACGCTCAATAATTTTCCCGTTCGCAAGCTGCCAGCGTAGAAGATAATTACACTGGATCATTTTCCCTTCATAATGTACATCATTGACATTGAAAGAATTATAAATAAGCCAGTATGTATCATCTTTTGTGTCATGCAGATATTCACCAATTTTAATTGGATTATCGTATGTGGTTAAAAAGTTCTGATAATTACCATTCAGTGAACTATATTTCCGTTTATAAATACGAACTTTAGCAGGTCTATCGTCACATCTTAATACTGGATTCCAAAAGTACATAGTGGGAGAGTAGGATGAATCGTGTTCCAATTCTTCTTTTAATAGATTCTGACCATCAATTATCATTTCTTCTCGTGCTGTAAAACCACTATGTTTCACTCGTTCTTTCATAAGTCGAAGGC